ACAAATAAAAGAGTTAAGTGATGAGGAAATAATTGAAATAGGTAATGCAGTTGTAAACCTTATTGATTCCAATGAAGGATGGATTGAATTTGCTAAAGCAATACTAAAGAAAGCGAGTGAGAAATGAAACAAGAACCTGTTGCATGGACTGATGGAAAATTATGTTTAAGTTTTGCTGAGTCAGGTGTATGTCCGATTCCACTTTACACCGCACCAAGAGAGCTAAGTGATGAGGAACTCAATAAAGCGTTTGATTACTACTGCCAAACCGATGAAGGTGTATTGAGATTCAATTATGAACTGCGTGATGAGTGGAAGAAAGAGCAATTAAGCCGTTGGAAAGAAGCATTTAAGAAAGCGAGTGAGAGATGAATAATGAACCAGTGGCTTGGATTTATAAACGAAATGATGGCGTTAAGTTTTTAAACTGGAAAACTTGGAAAGATTGCGAAACATGTAATGGCGAGTTTATTCCACTCTACACCGCACCGCAAGGTGATGGATGCGGTAATTGCCATGCTTGCTTAGTTGGTGTTATTGAAAACCACATGCCTGTTACATCACAAAGAATGATTGTGTGTTCTGACTGCGGTAATAAGCGATGCCCTAAAGCATCAAACCACCGCCATAAATGCACAGGAAGTAATGAAGTTGGTCAGTATGGAAGCATTTACACCGCACCAAGAGAGCTAAGTGATGAGGAAATAAAAGCAATAGCCAATAATTTAACTTGCACCCCAGATAAGAATTGGAATGTTTTATTTGCTAAAGCAATACTAAAGAAAGCGAGTGAGAAATGACAGCTATTGGATTTGTAATGTTAGTTATAGGCACTTTAATTAATAGAATGTGGGGAGTGCCATTTGAAGAAATGCCATATAAAGGCGATTACCTTGTTTTTGTTTTGCAAGTTGGTGGGTTTTTTCTTTTATTAATTGGTATTTTTATTTGGCTATATAGAGTAATGCCTTGATAAAGAAAGCGAGTGAGAAATGAAAACATGGGATGGATTAAACGCAGAAGAAATCGCATCAATACCTAGGGATGAGTATTGCTTTCAAAAGATAGAGCGAATACTCAGAGAGCCTAACGAAGTAAAAGAGTTAAGTGATGATGAAATAGAAGCTCTTGGTAGAGAGCATATTGATATTGAATGGTTTGATGAGGGCGAGTATGGAATGGAGTACAACATGTATGGTCTTGTTGATTTTGCTAGAGCAATACTAAAGAAAGCGAGTGAGAAATGATATTAACAGAACAAGCATTAAAACTTGCCGACAAATTAGCAAGCACTTATGTTATGACTGATAGTGGGCTTTATCAATCTGATGACTATAAAAAAGCATACAGAATGATTCGTAGATTAGCCCGTGAACTAAAGAAAGCGAGTGAGAAATGAATGAAGAACTAATGAAAGACTTTTGGAGTCAGGTCAATGAAATTGAGCAATTGAGCTGTAAAGTAAATAGTTGTCAGTCTATAATTGCCATCTGCGCAGAAAGAGCTTTAGGTGATGACTCTGGCGCATTGTGGGCTGCATCAGATATTCTTAACGATATAGAATCCAAAATGGATGACAGAGTTCACAAATTATTAATGATTTATAGACAACTTCAAGAACCAGTTAAAAAGGCTAAAAAGAAATGAACCTAGAAAAAGACTTTACCCTCTCAGAAGAAGAACTAGAAGTAATCAGAGAGGCTATTAGACGAACAATGGAACAATATTTAGCGAGATTGCAATGATTGATATTAAAGACATTTACGAATATAGGGATGGCAGCCTTTTTTGGAAAGTTGCTAACTCTAATGTCGTAAAAATTGGTGATAGAGCTGGATACATCACGAAGCATGGATACAGAAAAGTCATGATGAATGGCAGGCAACTCTATGAGCATAGAGTTATTTTCTTTATGCACAATGGTTATATGCCAAAAGAAATAGACCACATTGACGGAAATAAGTTAAACAACAAGATAGAGAATCTAAGAGAAGTTACTCATTCTCAAAATGCCATGAATGTTAAAAAATTTGTTACAAATACATCTGGAGTTAAAGGTGTTTGCTGGGACAAAGCTAGAAAAAAATGGATGGTTCGTATTTCTGTAAATAATAAATGTATTAATATTGGTCGTTATGATGATTTAGAGCTGGCAGAGCTTGTAGCGATAGAAGCTAGAGATAAATACCATAATCAATATGCAAAATATGATTAGGTGGACAGGTACATTCCTCTGTTTATGCGGTATAGCCCTGACTTCTCTCAATATATACCCTTTAAACCTATTATTTGGGCTTGTAGGCAGTTTTCTGTGGACAGTCCAAGGCTACCTATACAGAGATAATGCTTTGCTCTTGGTGGAGCTTGTAGCAGTTCTTATTTATTTAGCAGGAATAGTTAGTATATTTATATATTGACTAAAATTTCATGCACTTTACACAGTCCAAATCTTTCCTCGGAAAGTAACTTCACCTTTATCTTCATTCCAGACTTGCACTAACTCAGGTGGTAGCAACTTGCCATCTACAAAAGTTAGAACTGCGAATCCGCTTCTCCAGTCTTTAGGGTTGTCCTCGGTATAGTCAGAGAACTGGTCACCCATTGGGTTAGCTAGGCAGCCTGTCTGCACACCATAGCGAGTTCCCTTGTAGTCTGTGAATGGCTCTACCTTTAGTTGGTGAGTATGACCTGTAACAATAGAAGTGCCAGCAAAGGTTGTGTTGTTTGACCCTGCGTAGCGACCACCTTTCCATCTGTGTTTAATCACAGTATCCTCATTAATCCAGAATGACCAACAAGGTTGCCATAGTGGAAAATGGTCTTTAAGGGTAAATCCTTGGACTCCTTCATATTGCGGAGCTTGAGCTGCTAGGAAGTTCTCGAATCGAGCATCATGGTTACCTAGAGTCCAGATAAGATTAGACTTGTGGACTGAGGCTTCTTCAATAGCAGATAGATGGTCTTGAACTGCCTTGAGTTCTTCGATTACAGAAGGCTTTGAGTCCCAGCCAATTCTAGGATGTCGGCTGATAGATGCACCATCAAAAGCATCACCATTGTTAATAATGACTTCTGGCTTGTGGGCTTTAATGAATGTCAGCAATGCTCTAAAGGCTGTGCTGTAATCATTAGGATAGAAGTGAGCATCAGAAAAGACTACTACTTTGCCATTCTCAATAACTGTGCCTCTGCGGACAGAGTGCCTAGTTTCTTCTAGCTTCTCTGCTAGTTTTTGCTTTGCGACATTTCTATCAAAAGTAATGGTTTGCTTTAAAGGATTATCAGTTACTAAAGAAATATTGTATTTAGACTCTAGATAATTTCTTCGCCTCATAATGGCACGAACATCAACACCAAGAGCTTTGCTCATTCCTGATGGTGACTGGACTTGTTTCCATAACTCAATAAACTCTTGGTCTGTGCAAACTGCTTTTGTCATTACAATTCCTTGGGGTCAAATCCTAAAGTAATAGCAATCTTATGGGATAACTCATTAAAGTTTGCATCATGCTTATCCCAGTTCTTGCATCCCTTCAGGTATAGCCTCATGTGGATAATCTCATGGGCTACAGTTTTTACAACAGTATCCAGATGCCCATTCTTTGCCTCAGAAATCCTGATGACATGGGGTTCTGGCTCGTATTCACCCAAGCAGGTAGGGTCTTTGTGGACTTCAAACCCTACTTGTTTAGATGGTGGTAGATTCCACCGATTGAATGGTGGCAGACAAATTAACATCTCATATACTGCTTGAACAGTTGGTGGAGTTACTAATTTCATCTGCATAGTATCCTATAGATTTATGACAAGAACAAGACTCTCTCAGCTTCTCTCCGCCTTTTGAGTCCATTACTGACTTTACCGCTAGCCATATTCCACCTTAATAACTGGTCAGCAGCCTCATCCCACTTCTCTTGATTAATCTTTTGTCTAAGAGTGCTTGCCCTTAAATTACCAGCACCAAGATTGTAAGCAAAGCTAATAATAGCACCCAATTTATTTGGGTAATTAACCAAAACAGGGCAAAGGCGCAATACAGAAGGAATGAAGATAGTAGATAGCGAATGGTCAAATAAATCATTACCAGTATCAATATCAATTGCTTTGTCATTTAGGGTTACCTTAGTGCCATCTTTGTAAAATGTAGACCCATAACCAATGGTAGGAACTGAGGCACTACATAAGTAAGGTTTAGAGCGAAAACCCTCAAAATGCTTTATGAGAGTTATTGCTTCTTTAGAAATCATTTTTGCAATCGTCTTAGGGTTCTATCCGCAAAGAAATAACCAGCAATGACAGCCATTAGACCAATGTCAAAGCTATCCATTACAAAGCTCTGCTGATATAGCTTTAAACCCCATAGGATTAGTGCTACCTCTGCATACTGTGGTCTGATAGAAGCGTTCCAAGCATCAATCCAAAGAACACCACTAGGCTTATAGGACTGTTTAATAGCCTCTGTAAATGCTACAGCTTCTTCTATAGCGACATCTGACTCTGCTTTAACTTGGATTTGCTTGATGCCAAGTTCTGACTGTAACTTCATAGATTCTAGGTTTCTAGCATGGGCTTTATCGTCTAGCTCACCTTGCAATCTCATTCTTTCTACTTCTTGAGAGTGTTCTTGCTTCTTTACAAAATAGGCAGAAACCTCACCCCAAATCATGCGGAAGGCAGAGCCACCCAAGAAAGATAAGACTGCTTCAATCATATTTAACCTTTGAATTTAATTCTGCAGCTTTAAACCCCTGATAAAAAGCATAAAAATACTCATCAGGTAATGCTAATAGTTTAAATAATTTATATACCTCATCCTTATTTAAACTCATATATTTTCATTATTTCATTGTCCAATGGCTTGTGATAAAGGTAACTAGACCGCCTACAATAGATGCAATAGTCATTCCCATCCAGAAGCCACCTTTAGACTTGTTAGCAAGTTCTAGTAGTTCTTCCATACCTGACTCTAGCTTATCAATCTTCTTTTCCATGGCTTCTACTTGAGCGACTAGCTTACCGTACTTGTAAGGGTCAATTTGTCCTTCGTTCATTTATTACTCCATTGATGGAAAAGATAAATCTAAACTTGCTAACTCCTCTACAGAAGTTACAGCAGAGATACTAGCTTCTAATTCATCAGCCTTAGCCACTACAGAAGCCCTGTAAGCCACTACTTCAGCAGGAATCGCTACATCTCTTTCAACTTTGCGAGTAACCATCCAATCAGTCTGAGCTAGGATAGAGCCAGCAGTTTGTTTAACTTGAGCAATAAATTGATACTTTAGACCACGAGTAATCAATCGCTTATCGCTGTCTACCATTACTGGATTCTCAGGGTCTGTCTTGTCTAATACTTTGACATAGAGAGGATTGCCATCTTCATCTACTTCTTCTTTATCTTCCAAAGCCTTTGGTAAGTCTTTAGACCAGTAGAAGCGATTGTCAAAGTTCATATCAACATCAGCTTCCCATACCAAGCCAATAGCTGACTTTTCTTCTTCAGTTGCTAGGCGAATCCAATTCGCTGGTCTTTGCACACCATCTTCAGTAGTGAATGGTGTATCTAGTGGAATTGTTTTATTTCCGATTTTGTAAGGCATTTCTATTCTCCTGTAAATATTTAATAGCTTTGGCTAAATTATCCTGATTATCTCTAAAATAACCAAGTCCACTATTGCAATGCTGACATAATAAGCCACGAACTTCTTTAGTTGTATGGCAATGGTCTACATAAGTATCGCCTTGCTTTTGACCAAATTCATAGCTACATATTGCACACTTGTTATCTTGGGCTTTTAGCATTTGATTATAGGTTTCCATATCAAGCCCATACTTTCTTTTAATATGGATTTCTCTTGTATAGACAACATAATCTTCTTTGTTATTCTTCTTGTCTGCTCTACCATGCTTTAGCATCTTTTGTCTTGCAGACTCCTTTTGATAGCATCCACAAGAGCTAGTCTTGCCATTTCTTAAAAAGCCAGTTCTAGCTTTAAACTGTGAGCCACAATCGCAAACACAATTCCAGTATGTTCTCTTATTGACAGAATCGGATTTAGATACAGCAGTTAGTCTGCCATATCTTTGTCCTGTTATATCAATCATACTTGGCATATTAACGACCCAATGAGTATTTAAAAGGATTTTCCGCAAAAGCGGCTACTACATAAGTGTTCCCATTTGTATTGATTGCAGAGCTAGTTCCTCTAATCTTAAATCCATTAGATAAAAAGTCTATATCTGCGAATGGGCTTCCACTACCCTCTGCACTTGATGATTGAGCTTCAAGAATTAAATCAACAACATTAGATGTATCCCTAGCTGTATCATACATAATCCAAGCACCAGTGGCTGATGAATTCTTAATCATTACAAAGCGAGGGCGGAAGCCGAGATGCACGAAAGTTCCGTCTGAGCTACCATTGCCTGTATATGAAGTGAAGGCAGAGTATCCTGCGATAGCTGAGAAGCAGTAGGCTACACATGGCTGTCCTGATGTATTTCCAGCTTGATTTCCAATAGTGAATACTGTGCTTGTCGGTGTTGTGTTATTCCAAAACAACACATTTGTATCTTGAGCATTAGTAGCATTTAGATAAATAGCGGCAGTATTCCCAATAGATGCGTGATATACAGTCCAGTTTGTTGCTGCACCTCTACACTTTGTAATAATCATCCTAGGCGCAACACCCAATCCATGTCCTACTGTGGCATTAGCACCTGTACCTGTATAAGTCACTACAGAGAACCCAGCACTTGTATTAGCACGAACCTGTGAACTGATAGAGCCTGATGTATTTGTTACTGTGCTACCGCCAGCGTTCCATTGCCAAGCCACATTTGTTACACCACTACCATTGATATTGCTATCAGAACCTACAGTAAATCCATTTGAATTAAATGCTGTTAATGAATTTGCTAAGGTTGCCTCTGCCGCTGTTTGATTGCTAGATAAATAATTGTTTACACCACGAATTGAATCATATAAAAGATTTGATGAAACAGCACTTCTAGTTTTAGCCCAAACTAAGTCAGGTTGCATAGAGCCACTATTAGTAAGACTAAGTGTTGCTCCAGTTCCAGTCCACAAAGTAGCATCAAAATACTTATTAGCCTGTGTAGATGCTGTTGCACCAATAGTAGGAGTAGGTAGGTTAAAAGTGTTTAATGCTACAAAGCCTGTAGGGGGTGTGTATGCGAATGGGCGTTGTCCGAAGTTGACATCAAAGAAATCGTTTGTTGTAAACGCGCTTGCTGCTGGGACAAACGTGCCTGACAAACTTGAATAAGCCGTTCCCTGTGATACGTTGTTTTTGTAAAACGTTAGAGTGCCAGCGTCTAAATCTAATGCAACACCAATTACATCACCAGTTGTGAACGTAGCGCCGTATGAAGTTCCTGCGTTATTGTTGTACTTCTGCCCGTTTGCTGAGTTGTATCCATAGCTTGCAGATGCTTGACCAACGTACACCGTTTGCCCAATATATTGAATGTCAGAGCTTGCAATGCCGATGAGAATTCCAGATGCGCTGACAGTACCGATGGTGTACTCGAAATACCATTTGCCAGTTGATACGGCGATGGTTGCTGGCGAAGTACCCCAACTATTACCAGAGCGAGTAAACCTCAAATTGGCATTGCCGACTTGCGAGGAAACCGCGCTGTTCAACGGGTTCAGCGTCGCATAATTCCCCCGCCCATTCCCACCATCAGCCCACAGCGTTGGCACATCAGTCATTGAGTCGTAAGTAGCACCGCTAGTCAGACTGATATTGTTGGCCGTCCAGTTATTTCCGTTACCAGAACGGTCTTGAGTTAGTGTGGTCGTGCTAGAGTTATCAGAGAATGGTAGGTAGAATCCATTAGTGCCATAAGTGCCAGCATACTTCTTAGGTTGCCATACTCCTGTAGAAGCATTGGTAGCACCAAAGGATGATGGAGTTAGGGCTTGACCATCAATGAAGTTATATTCAGCCATATAGCCATCAAATTTTTCACCAAGATTGCGAGAGCCTATGCCAAACCCGTTGCCTGAAGTATTGAAATACCCATTGCTTCCAGCAGACCACATTGTATTAGTTGAAAATGATGTTATTTGTTGCCCGTTTACATAAATTAGAGCAGTTCCAGCAGTTGCATTTAAAGAAACAACAATATGATACCAAGCTGATGGGTCACGAAATACTTGCGTTGAAACAAGATTTAATCTAACGACCCCACCCCAAGTGGTTGAAACAACAAATTTATCATTTGAGTCAAACCCAATATAAGAAGTATCGCTAGAGCTACCACCAACATTTAAGCCATACATTACATAAAGACCACTCAATGCCCCCCTTTTTACCCATGCACTTAATGTGCATACATTGGCTGCGGTGGGAGTTCCATAAGTTCTTTGTAAAAAAGCACTAGCACTACTGCGGAATCTTAGTGACCTAGCAATAGTGTAATCACCACCTTGACCACTAGCACCAGCTAATATGTTTGAGCCAATAACTGACATAGTTATCCTTAACTGTAGTTAGCAGTAAATACACAATGAATAGAACCAGTAGTTCTAACAATATAGTCTATTCTATCTACAGCATTAGCTGCTGTGCTTAGAGTAGGAGCAGTTCCACCGATAAAGTCATAGTAAGAGCCATAAGCAAGAGTTCTTGAGCCTGTACCATCCTGAGTAATAAAGATTGAACCTGACTGACCAGCAACAATATTAGATGGGTTAGCAAGAGTTCTGTTACCGCCTAGAGTTACAGAGAAGTTATTAGAATCTGCTAGGTCTGGAGTAATAGTTGCACCATCAGTTAAAGCAGTAATCTCACCTCTTTGACCTGCTGTGTAAGTCTGAGCTACATCAGTCTTGGCTGTGTCAGCATCATAGGCTTGGACATCAGTTCCAATTGCTAGACCTAAAGAAGTTCTTAGAGTAGAGCCTGACTCGACCACAAAGTTAGTACCATTGCCGATAATAACTCCATTGTCTGTGGCAGATAAACCTGCAACATCAGCTAACTGGGCATCATAGGCTTGAACATCTGTGCCAATAACAAGACCTAGGGCAGTTCTAGCAGCAGAGGCTGTAGAAGCTCCTGTACCACCTGCAGCGATAGGAATAGTATCTCCGCTAGTACCAGCTTGTAAGTCCTTTAAATCAGACATAAGCTGACGAATAGCATTATTGATACCGCTAGGCGCACAGCCTTCTGCAATATTAATGTTATTGATGTCAGTATTGTTATCTGGGTTTACATCAAATTCTGATATTTTGGTTTTTGCCATGATTATTCCTTAGTTAATTATTCTGCGCCTTCGTCAAGAGCATCAATTAATCTCTGCAATTCTACAGCACCTGTAGCTAATTGTTTCTGATTTTTTCCTGCTTTTGCCATATTTTCTAAAATCTTAATACCATCTGGGCTGGTAATTGCTTTTGCAACATTCTCATAGTCTTTTCTATAGAAAATGGTTTGATAAGCAGTTCCCAATGCTTCTAATGGATTCTTTGCAGCCTTTGAAACAGTTGAAACAGATTCAGCAGCAATCATGCTTTTTTCAGCAGTAGGAGAGCCAGCAGGCAATCTGCGACCTTGAGCTTCTAGAATGTCAATTAGATTATTTAAACCTCTTGCTGCTCTATCACCAGACTGACCATAAACCTCTTTAAATGCAGCTCGCAAGTTTTCTTTCTGTGTAGCATTTTTAACGATAGTGTTCGCAAACTTAGCACCAGTTGTTCCAGCAGCTCTTGATGCTTGGCTTTCTACTTGCTCTAAAGATGACCTCATATATTGAGTTAAGAAGTCTTTTGGCAATGCTGCATCAGACTGAGCCAATGATTTCATTGTCATAGTGACTTTCTGTGGTGTTAAGTTCACAGCAGCAGGATTCTTAGCAAATACCTCTGCAAACTGCACAGAAACCTCATTGTCCTTTGCAATTTTAGCAATAGGGCTTTCTTGAACTGGAGCAACAATCTTCTCTTTAGCTTGGAAGTAGTTTTCTCTAGCTGCCTTGTAATCAGGAATTTGAGAGTCTGCTTTTTCTAATAACTTCTTGCGAGCTTGGTCATAAGCTCTCATTTCGCCTGTAACTGTTGTACCGCCTGCAGCACCTGCTAAATTGTCATATTTATCTTTTAGATAAGTGCGCATTGCTTCAATTTTAGCAATAGAGTTATCCTTGTAACCCTTCATCATGTCTTGATATGTAGCTGTGTTGTCTACAGTTCTAGATGCTTCTGCAAGAACAGCACTTTCATTCTCAAGGTTTTTCATCCAAGAAGGTGGGATTGCTTTAGATTTAACAGCCTCAAAAGCCTGTCCAGCAGGAGAAGTGCTTAATTCTGTTTGAGTCTTTGCTAGTGTTCTTTCTGCTGCTCTTTGAGCTTCTGTTCCAAGTCTCTCTCTTGTTGTTTGTGGGAACATCTTTTGCAATGTAGACAATGTTTCTTCGCCACGACTACCCATAAACTCTGCCATTAAAGGTGCAGATGCAGGATTAGCTTCTAACTGTCTTTGCAAAGCTGGTAAATTTGTTCTGCCACCTGTTGTTTGCTGGATAGCCTCTACAGATGTAATTGGCATCTTATTTTGTGAAGCCATCTGTTGCAGTCTTTCAGCAGTAGATAGCTCTTGTGGAGTTACTCTCTTTGTAGATTCTGCATACATTCTCTCTAAAGGAGACCTAAACATTGTAGGAGCAGGTACTAGTGGTGTAAACAATGCACCAGCAGTTCTAGCAGTAGACTCTAATGGAGTTCCTAAAAATGGATAAGCCACAGCTTCTTCACCTACAGCAGAGAGCAATGATGGAACTGCAGCACCAGCTACAGGAGCAGATACAACATTTCGCACTAAATTCTGAGCAGCTCTACCGCCAAATGTTTCTGCTCTTTGCATTGGTACACCTGCATCACCAGCAGCTCTAGTAATATCGCTAGGAGTAGGCAATCTAACTGCCATACGACCAGACTGAGCTTGTTCTGGGGTATACCCTAACATTTCTGCAATCTTTTCTGTGCCAGCCTCTACACCTCTTTGTAAAAAACCAGCCAAACCACCTAAACCTGCAAAACCTTGAACAATTGGATAGTTAATTTTAGCAAGAGCTTCATCAGTCATGCCAGCAATGCCTTCTTTTTCAACAAAAGGCTTTTGCGACTTATCTCGCTCTAATCCATTCTTAGCTAAAATTTCATCTACTCTAGACAAAGGTGTCTTAGAATCAAAATCTGCTTCAGTTCCATCCGTTAGTTTGAATACTGTTTTTGACATATATATCCTTAGAAACTTCTACGCTGAACAGGAGCTTTACCTGTAATAGCTGTTACTTGCTCATTAAAGTTTGGCGGAAGAATCGCACCTAATGATTGGTCATATTCTCTCATAGCTTTTAATGAATATTTGCCTTGGCTGTAAAGTTGAGCAGCATAATCAGCAAGCAATTCATTTCTGTCAGCAAAAGCAGTATTGATGTTAGCCATTAATCTGCGACCTTGAGCGCTATTAGCTAGACTTGGCACAGACTGTCTGTAAGCATCAAATTCAATGTTAGATGTAGAGCCAGAGCCTTCTGGTCTTACTTTAACTGCTGTTTGTGTTACCAAGGCTGCTGCTGCATCTGCTGATGCAATGCTTCCCTTGTCTCCAAGCCCTAGTGTTCTAGCCAAGTCAGTTCCAATTTGAACTGCTTTACCACCGCCTTGACCCTCAAGTAAATCAGCTACAACATTAGATGCAATAGCCATCTGTCTAGCACTTCCAGCTCTGTCGTAATAACCTTTTACAGCTTCAGATGTAATCTTATCAATTCCTTTTTCGCCAAGGCTGATGTTTGTTTGTGGTGTTCCAGATGCTTTAAAAGCCAAGAATTGCTTTTGTTGTTCTGGACTCATTTTGCTAAATGCTTCAAAAGTTCTGATAGCATCAGGAGCTTTCTCACCAGTCATTGTTAGTTTTGCATATTCTAAAGGTGAGTATTCAGACAAAGCAGCCATGAATTTGCGCTGGTCTAATACACGCTCTTGTGGCAAATTAACATTAGACTGTAATGCTCGTAATGTAGATGACATACCTTCATCACCAAACTCTTTTATTTGGTCTGCTAACATCTGAGCCTGTGAGCCTTCACCAGTAGCTGTCAATCCAGTTCCTGATGGTCTATTAGTATATGCAGCACCGATTTGTTCTCTAAAACGCTTCTCACGAGCTTGCTTTTCAAGCATATCTTGAACTTGAGTAGCTTTTAGCATATCGCTAAGTGTCTTATCCATGCTTGACTGATAGCCACCAATACCACCGATAAGGGCTTGACCTAGTGCCTGACCTGTTCCTACTGGTCTAGCTTGCGCACCAGATAGAGATAGTAACTGTGCAATAGCATTTAATGCACCCATATTTAGGGCTGTATTCTCTGCCTTTTGCATCTGCTCTTGACCAAGCAATTGAGCTAATGGGTTAGTTCCTAATAGTGCCATTTTGTTATCCTAATAATGAATATACATTCGGAGTAGATACTCTTTGTTGCAATAAAGATAGTGTTGGTGAATAGTCCACCATGCCTCTTGGAGCTACCTGTGGCATCTGCATACCTTGAGGAGTTTGAGCTTGTGGTTGTTGTCCTAGCAATGTCTGACCTAATCTTAATGCTCTTTGTGCATCACCTAAACTAAGAGTTGCAGGAGCAGTTACACCTGCCATTCCTGCTGTTCCTGCTGGCAAAGCTGATGCTCCACCTAAGTAGCCTAAACCACTTGTTGCACCAGTTCCTACACCACCCATTCCAGCACCTAATGCTGTCCCTGCTAATGAGCCTGTGCTAATACCTGTGCCACCAGCAGCACCTGCTGTAGTTCCTGCACTTAATCCAAATCCTGTAGTTCCAGAACCTACTGCACCTGTTGTTGCACCACCAAGAGCTTGTGAACCTAAAAAGTCTGTAGCTCCACCTGCAATAGCAGCTTCTGTAGCAGTCGCAGCACTAGCACCAGCAGCAGCAGCCTCGGTAGCAGTTGCTCCACTAGCCAAAGCACTAGCCTCTGCAGCATTACCTGCAGCAATTGCTTCAGCACCAAGATAAGCACCGCCAGCCAAAGCAGCTACACCAATCCACCCCATTGGGATTTCCTCATTGACCTTATCGTCAATCCATGAGCCAGCATCCTTAACAGGGTCTACTACTGCATCTACTAAGTTGTCTATTGGACTACCGCCACTCATAGCTTATTCTCCACAATTACATACTTTTCTGTAAATCCTAATCTTCTCCAAAGTCTAGCAATTGATTCTCTTGCTGCACCTTGAACCTTAGTAGCTCCTTGAACTTTTAGTAGTTCTGTGAACTCCTTGTAAATCTGTTTGTCGCTTATAAACTTACCGCCAATAGCTGTAATAAAAGCAACTCTGTCATTCGGATAGTTTTGGAAAGATACTGTGCAACATCCTTTAATCTGTCCAAAATCATCTAAAGCAACTATTAACTGCCATTGTCCATTTGTTAAATAGACTTTAACTTGGTCTAGTGAGTAGTCTCCATCAGCATACTGTAAAGCATCCTCAATAAATCTACTGACTAGATTCCAAGTTTGTGAAACGAAGTTTTTATTAACTAGTTTTAGAATAACAATCCACCTAATACACCGCCTAAACCAGCTCCGATAACACCTTGAGAAACTGGGTTCATCAAGCCACTACCGCCCAAGAACTGACCACCTAAGTATCCTAAACCAGCACCTGCTAAACCGCCCATCAAAGGATTTCTTGGCATAGTGGTACTTTGTGTCTGTGTGCCAAAGTTACCCATAGGTGAACCATAAACTGAAGATAAATAGCCAGATAACTGTTGGTATGGTAACTGCTGACCAAAGTTGAAACGAGCCATCTGTTCTTGTAATGGTTGAGCTGCAATGGCTTCTCTCGCTGCACCAACTTGTGCCAATTGCTGAGAAGGCAAGAACTGCTGTGAGTAGATGCTTGGAGCTGCTGCTGCTAATTGAGCCTGTGCCAATTGAGCTTGTTGCTGTAAGCCTCGCTCTTGCTGATACTGTTGTCCTGCGATATTAGAGGTAATATCACCTAGACCTCTTGTATATGCTTCTGTAGCTTGACCAAGAGCATTTTGCATAGCACCAGAACCATAGCGACCAGAGCGAGAATAAAGACTAGCAATTTGTGGCAATACCTGATTAGAGAACTGTTGCTCCAATGGTCTTGTAGCAGCTTGCATCATCTGAGCTTGGTAAGGGTTTCCACCTAGGAATGAACCAGCAGCAGTCGCACCAACTCCACCTAAAGACTGTTGGTAGGCTTGTTGAGCCTGTTGCAATACAGGACTTGCCTGACTTGCCAAAGCCTCTTGTTGAGCCAAAGCCTGTTCAGTCTGAGCAGAAGGGCTAACAAATGTCTGACCTTCAAAGAACTTAGGTTGCTGACCTGTCAAGAATAGACTTTGCGCTCTTTCAAGACCTTGGGTAAGGTAAGGAAGTAAAGCTGGGTCTATATTTGATGTAGATGAAGTTGTCTGAACTGCCATGATATTTTCCTCTTTATCCTACTACTATATATTTGTAAGTCTTATTTGCTGTATCGTTAGCAAAATGAGACAGGGTTGCGCTTCCATTTGTTTGGGAGCTGATATAAACATTGCCTGATGATAGTGGTGCTATATATTGAACTGTAGTAATCGCTGCAGGTATCGCAGGTCTTGGAATCACAGTATCTGCGACATAATGCTCTAATGCTACATCTGTGCTACTTGTTGTTCCTGCAATCTCAACATATTGCCCTGCTTGCATCTCAATAAAGGTATTAACTGTGCCAATGACATGGCTAGGATTACCCTCACTTTTGCGAGCTGGAATATCAAATCTACTAGCACTTCTTGGGACATCTGTGCCATTCAGCCTAAACCAGACATCTGCATACTGAGCAGCATTGTTGTTATTTACTAGCTGTATTGAGAACTGGACATTGTAGATGCCATAGTTTCTAACATACAGCCTTGAGCTATTAGCTAGATAAACACCACTTGCTTCTTCTGTTGTGTCATATACCACTACCGCAGTAGAGCCTACACTTGGAGATAACTGGTCTGAATTGTTTGTAAAGCATCCATAAGGAGCTGCATCACTCTCGGCAGCATCACTAGATGGAATTACTATAATTACTGAATCTATACCAATGCGAGCATCTGTAATGGTTGTGCTTGTTGCCCACCCTGTAGCCAAGGTAACAAGACCTGTATTGTTGGTCTTGCCATTCATAATGCCATTGACTACCTCTGCTATACCCCTAGGGTCTGAGCCGAATGGTGGCAGAACTCTATACATTATCGACCACCCATAGGTACAATTTCTACATCAGCACCAATGATTGAGTCCCAGTTAGCACCAGTAGGGGTAAATTGTAGTCTGTGGTATCTTCCCATGCTTCTTACTGAAACCCTATTCTCTGAATCTGCAGCAGTTGATGAGCCAAAAACAACTTGAGTTGTTAGCAAGTCTCTAGAGAAAACAGCTACATTACAAGAACCATTGTCTACAATAGGCTGAACCAAAGTAATGGCAGTCTTACGATTTTCAAGAGACAGCTCTCCTGTCTGAATTGTAGCAGTAGAATTTGCTCCTGTAAATGTCACAACTTTGTTTCCTCGGACACCTGCAAATAGCAATTTACCACCCAGCCAAATCCTAGAATCAAAGCTAGTTCCCAAAGCATCAATAGAAGCAGAGATAACATCCAAGCCCTCTAGGGTTGTAGATGGGCTAGAAGATGAAGCCACTCGGTCTACATCAGTAGTGCCAGATGACCACTTCTTAGTTTGGAAGTTATAAATCAACAACTTATTGACATTACCGCCCTGACCTTTTGATGGGTAAGCCCAAATCACTAGGTTTTTAATAGGGTCAATGGCAGCCGACATATTGAACAAATACTCCTCATCTACATCTGAGAAGAAGAATCTGTCTACCTTTTCACCACCAATGGTTACGACATTTTGACCATCACAAGCATAGAATCCATCATCAGCCAAGAAGAAAGTCATGCCTTGGTACTGAATAATTGAGTTAGCCTCATAACAGCCTAGGTTTCTAGAGATATTGTCAAACTGGAATACCAATGGACTGCCGACATAAGTCATGCGATAGATTGACCTATCCATCAAGATTAAGCCAAATTCACCACCAGTAACACCAACAATAGAGCCACCATCAGGAATCTCTTGGTAGTCTGACTGAGTTGTCGCTGAGTCTGTCCAGCTTGTCTCGTCATTCAAAGCTGACCACTTAACCCTAAATGGGTAAGCTGTGCCAATATGACCTGATACCACAAAGTCTCGAACTACTGTGACATAGCGAGCTGTAGGAGCATCTGCTGCTAAATTAGCCCAAGCTGTAGAAGTTCCTAGTAACCATCCCTGTAACTTATCATAGCCATTGGCTGCAATTACTCGGTTACCAAACTGTGTAAATCTCCATCTTTGGTCTACAGGAGTTGCATAAGTCGCACCTGATACATCATCCAAAGACATATCTGCAGAATCTAGCTTGTATAGGTTAGTCTGGCTACCAGCAAAGATAGTTGTTGAACCATCAGGGTTTTTACCAGCTACCACATTGTTTAATGGCTCAGAAGCTGCCTGAGTGTAGTCCACAGCAGAAGGAACACCACCATAGCCGATAGCTCTAGAGTAGACATTATCTGCCTTCATTAAAGCACCAGTTACAGATGGTTGGTCTGGTAACCACTCACCAAAGGTTATGCGCTGATTTGCCATTGTTCATTTCCACTTGTTGTAGCAGTCCAGCTTTCTGAACCTGCTGAGATTTCTGTCCAAGATTCGTTGCCTGCAGTTATATCAGTCCAGTTAGGAGTTTCTGGCGTTTCTGGAGTCCAAGACTCATTGCCAATAGAATCTAAGCTCCAATTATCACCTAGGATGTTACCCAAGCACCTGATAGTAGCTGAGTTATTAACTGCGCCTGATGCGCTAAATACTGCATTTGCTGTGCTTGATACTGTTGCAATGCCTGTAATCTCTGCAATGCCTGAGTATTCAACACCGCCCAATGCTGTAACTGTAGATAATCCATTGATTGCTCCAGTAGAAGTTCTTACCCTGATAGAGTCAGCAGATACTGTTGATGAGCTGGTAATCGCTCCAGAAAAATCAAGAACCCTTGCACCATTCGCTGTAACTATTGCTTCAGAGCTAATATCAGCAAGACCAGAGTAAATTCTAAATCCATCAGCAGAAAGGCTCGCTGTTGAGTTTATTTCTCCTGATACAGTCCTTACCCTAAATGAGTCGCTAGAAACGCTTGCAGAGGCTGTAATCGAGCCTAAACCACTATATACAGCATATCCATTGGCTTCAGTCTGTGCATTACCTGTAATTGAGCCACTAAAGAACATTATTCTTGAGGCATCAGCAGTAACACTAGCCTCTGAGCTAATAGCTCCTGTTGCTAATCTTTCTCTATATCCATCTGCTGAAACTGAAGCAGTAGAGCTAACACTTGCAGGATTAACAAAATAAACAGTTACTGAGCCATTCCATAGCTCGCTGTCGAGAGACAGGTTAAGGCTGTCGATTGAACCAATGCCATCTAGGGCTTCTAAAGTCCAATTGCCTGTAACTCTGTCCTCATACCAGTCTAGGTCTAGAGAATAATTTAAATCATCTAAACTTCCAAACTGGTCTAACTGTTCTAAAGTTAGTGGCATTATGCCAAGGTGACTGACAAGTTACCAGAAGCAATCTTGAAGATGTCTCCTGTAGCAATAGCCTTAGAAGTATCTAAAGCTGTATGGAATAGCAAGTTGCCAGATGTCTGAGCATCATGGATACCGATATGAGTCACAGTACCCCAGCTACCTGTAGCTTGTGGGAACTCTACTGCTGCGCTGTTAGTAGTCACACCATTGCTAGGTGAGCCAAAAGTAACTGCTGTGCGAGCATAAGAGCCACCTGATACTTCAGTACCAGAGCCAGCATCTGTAGGGTCAGAAGTAAAAAGACCTACATAAACTGTTGTAGGGCTTGTGTAGCTTGTGTTGCGGAGAACTGCATTGATAATTGCATTTTCCAAATAGTTTGACATTTCAGCCATGATATTTCCTTATCTTGAAGTAATTTTCATTTGTAATGGGACACCGCTATATTCTGAGCCTTCATCTGCCTCAGAGATAGAGTTAATGGCTCGGTCATAAAGACTAATCCATAACTGAACCCTAGCATCATTGATGAGATAAGGCTCTGCCTCTGCCAATGCGCCATAAAGCAGAGCATCAGGATAGTTGGCTAAGAATACATTGCTTGCATTGCTATCTGACAAAGCAGCAGGTTTTGCATAGTAAAGAATCTCTAGTGTTCTTGTTCCATCAGGAATAGGAGCGAATAGAAACTCTGAAGCTAATACTGTGTAATAAACAGGTAAGCCAGACTCATCTGCCCTAGCATCTCTTGTGAAGGCACTAGGAGCTAGATAAGTAACAGGCATCCTTGGGTTGCCTCGGATATATAAATCTCTAACTTCAAGAAAATCTGTAGGCAATGCGACTTTGGCATCACCACTAGTCATGGAAGAAGTGGCTGACTTCAACATCTGTCTTGTTCGCAACTCTCTAGCAAGACGAGTTTCAGCTAAAGTAATAAAGTCAGGAATCTGAGTAGTTAAATCAGACCGACCTAAGTAATTAGCTACTGTGGTCTTTAATGCCGAGTAGTTTGTGAAAGCCATGTTTAATCCATCTCTATATTGTGCCACCCATACTGATAAGACCCAATGTGCTTAATCTCTTTAGACAAATCGTGGTCTACATAAGTCTTATACCCTGCATCACTAGCCTTTATGCAGAAGTATATGTCCTCACCTAGTATCTTATGGTTTGGCAATTGTTCAAAATAAAAGTAGGGCTTTTCTATGCCCTTAATAACCTCGGCATCAATGAGCATTACCCCACAGCCGATTCCATCAACTACTTCAATACCTGTTGCCTCTTTAGACCAAACTGGATGCCATACTACATGGTCATCAAACACTTCTAGCTTCTTGGCTGTAGGCTTTACTGGCTCAGACCTAGTAGTAGCATTTACCCCTACTATGCCTTTGTTATGATTCAACAAACGGATAAGAGAGTCGTTAGGGAATCTCATATCTGCATCTATAAATAGGATATGTGTGCAGCCATCTTGTAAGGCTGTTTCTACCATATTGTTTCTTTGGTCAAATATCAGAGTTCCCATAGATGTATAGAGCTTAATCTCTATTCTTGAGTTCTTATTTGTATAGTTCACCAAAGCAGCCAAATCAAAGGCTGTTCCTACTTCTACCTGTCCCCTTGCAGGGATACATATACCAACTTTAGACATTGCCACCCCTTGTTCTAAAAACTACATTATCTGGGTCATTTAACCATCTTTTGAAAGCTGGGCTATCAACAACAGCGTATCCACGCATGATGCCTTTTTTATTCAGCTCGTCAATGATAATGTTAGGGATAGTAGCGATTTTGTTTCTAGGGTCTAGGATTTCTTCACCCCAGCCACATTTACCGCTTCGTTCATTGTATTGTGCTTTATTGGCTTCGATAATAGATGTCAAATCGACTTTAGTCTCAATGATTAATCCGCCATCACCATCAGCATATACTTCTTGATTCTGTTTGAGTTTGCCTAATCTAGACAATTTGCTCTCCTAAAAATGAGGGTGAGTTTCCCCACCCCCATTCTACACCAGCTATTAGGCTGCGTTCAAGTCAAACACACCACCATGAGCTGCTTCATTGCGAACTTCCAATGTCAATTCAGCCAAGATTTGTGTCTTGTCGCTGTCACCAGCTTTTGCCAATTCGATAGTTTGGAATGGGCGCAAGTAAGCCAATGCTGCGTACTCTGGGTCTAACACCAAAGCATCACGACTACGCATAAAGCGGTTAGGAACAATGCTGATTTGACCGAAGTCTGACTGATAGATGTCAGCACCAGCCAAGATTGTTGCTTGACCGCTTACAGGAGCTTGATAGCGAGTAGCTGCCAAACCTGTGAAGCCTGATACAGTTTGCTTCAATGCTGGAGAAACCATCAATACTGAAGGTGTGCCACCAGATGCGAATACTTCACGAACTACCTCTTTCAACATAGCTTCTGTGAAAGTGCGAGTTGTGTCAGCATCTACACGAGCAGATACACCGATAGTTGTAGGGTCAGCACCAGCAGTAGTTGTACCAGCACCTACTGAAGTGTTTGTCTTGATGAAAGACAACAATGATGACATCTTACGAGCTGTGTTAGTGCCATTACCAGCAACTTGAGCTTGGTTAGCAGTAATGATAGTCTCGATGTCACGCTTGATTTCAGCAGAAGCCTTAGCCAACTGATAAGCCTTCTCAGACTTGCGACCAGCCTTGTCTACTGACTCCAAAGTGCCAGAAACTTGGATTGTCTTACCAACGATTTGTGTCAAGTTGCCAAGACGAGTTGTTGGAGACAAAGTAGCAGAAGTAGCATCAGCACCTTCAACCAATGCGTTAGCAGTAGTTGCAGCAGCCAAGCTGTCAGTTTGCCACTCATGGTTTACAGCAGTAGCTTTAGTCTTACCAATAGATGACATGATTGGTGTATCTGTTGGAGAGATGTTGTAGATTACATCAGATAAATCTTCACGCTGACCAACAGCGTCATATTTTGTATATGTAGGCATTTCTATTTCCTTTTAAATAAATTTTTCAAATAATTTAGCAGCATCTCGCTTATTGCCTGATTGCTTCAGCTTCTGAAACTGCTTTTTAACTGCTTCTTGCTCAGATGTTCCCTGTGGTTGAGCTGCACCAGAGCGCAAAGTCTTAGGAGCTTCTGATACCTTTTTAGTGGCTACAGACTTGCCCTTCATCAACTTCTCATACTGCATAGCCTTGTAAAGCGTCTGGACTGCTCTAGCATCATAGACATTCGCAAGTTCTTGGTCTGAAAAGCCTATAGACTTTGCATACGCTTTAATCTCTTTGCGAGCTAAATCAGCTTTCACTTCATCCTTAAACTCAGGAATCCACTCCTTGAGCTTTTGTGCTTCTTGGGCTAAATGTGCCTTTAGCTGTTCTTGCTGTTCTGCCTGTTGCTGTTGAGCAATACGCTGTTTCTCAGCTTGAACTGCTTGTAGTTGCTTTTCTCTTTCTGCTCTCTCAGCGACCTTAATAGCATAACCAATAGGGTCTGACTCTTTCAATTCGGATAGATTCTCATTGTCAGGGTTCTGATTGAGCATCTGTTCGATTATCTGTAGTCTTTGAGCATAAGTGTCTCGCAACTGTTTAGCTTCTTCGATTTTCGCTTTCTCGGCTTCTACAGCCTTGCGAGTCTCAGCCAAAGCCTGAGTTTTCTTTGTGTAATCTTTTGTGCGACTGTAACCTTGCTGAAGCTCCTCTAAGGTGACCTCAATTTCTTCATTGTCTACTTTGACTTTGAATCGCTGTGGTTCTTGGGTTTCTTCTTCTTGGTATTCAGTTTCTTCTGCATTTTCATCTGTGTAGTCCTCTGAACTATCCTCGGAAGAATATTCAACTTCTTCCAATTCCTGCTCTTGTTGGTCTACCTCTGGTTGAGCTTGCGCTTCCTCAGTAGGTGAGTCCATCAAAGACAAAAATGCACTAGCTGCTTCGTTTACACTTACACTTCCTTGCGGATTGGTGTTTTCACTCATTGTCGTTACCTTTTATGGTAGTTAAAAAATCTTCCACTTCTTGTCTTGTATCTGCGTATCATCTGCGATAGCTTGGATACTAGCCAGAAGCTCCTCAATAGCTTTGTATTTTGTTAGAGACTTCTCTCGAAACTCCACATCATCTTCATTGCTATTAAATATGTTGTTTTTATACAACAGTTTTTGGTTTTCCACAAGTTCCATAAGAAACTCGTCACTTAGTAATACTCTTGCTCTTTCAGACTTGTTCATAGATTAGGAATGTTAGGGATGTTAGTTAATCCTGCACCTACTTGCATAGCCTTGAACTGAGCTTCAGCTTGGAACTCTGCAGTCTTTAGCTCTAAGTCAGCCATTGCTTTCTCTCGCTTCAACTGGATTTCTGCCTGTGCCTTCTGTTGTTGCAACATCAAATCAGACTCTGCCTTCTGTTGGGCTAGAGCCATCTCTTGCTGTGCCTTGGCTTGGTCAATCTGCATCTGAGCCTGAGCTTGAGCCATGTAAGCCTGTACCGCAGGGTCTGGCTGTGGTGGCTGTGGCTGTGCCATCTGTTGCTCTAGCTCTGGTGGAATCTCTTTGAAGAACTCTTGAGAATCCTTAAATCCAGCAGCTTCAATGAATCTACCTAATGTCTGACGATACTGAGTCAATGTTACCAATGGGTTATTAAAGCCTTGAGTCTGTAGAATCTGCTCTTGCTTCTGCATTACTGCAGCAATCATAGCCATCTGTTGCTGTTTGTCACCAGTTCCCAAACCTACATTGATAGACAAGTCAAAGCCATTTTCCCACTCTCTTGGGTCAATAGCGATATAACGACCTCTCAAGCGAATGATGCGAGCCTTGTCCTGATACTTACATAGTAAGTGCAACATCTTCTCAAATAGGTCTTTAATACCTGTTTCTGCAAAGATACGAGCAATCATCTCTACCTTACCAGCAGCAGCATTTTGAACCATAGCCACAGCAGTAGCAGTAGTGTTCTGCAAGATGTTGGCATCTAAGCCTTGGCTCATCTCATTGATACCTGTGCGCTTTGCTTGAACTTGGTCTAAATACTGCAACAATGGGAATGACTGAGCTGCTGTCGGTGGAACTACTACTGGGTTCAAAGCATTAGGGTTTTTAACTCGAATCACACCATTAGCTGTAACTGTCAATAGGTCATCTAGGTTTACTTGACCTTCAACTGCTGCCATTCTTGGTGAGTTCACCATATACATATTGTCTAGGATTTGACGAGTAACAGTAGACTTAATCAACTGTAGGTCTGTAGCTCTGTCTGCCAATGACTGACCAAAGAACTTGTGTGGCATAGGAATAGGACAGATTGAGCAGAATGGCACAAAGTCCACTTCCTCATTGTCCAAAATATCTTTGCCAGCATAAGTTACTTTTCGCAACTCAGCGATACCATCACCATCAAAGTCTACCTTGATATAGCACTCCATGACTTCCACATCTTGCATGGTGTGGTCTAGGCTTGATACCTCGTCTGGCATCTCTCCTCGGTCATAGCGAGCAATACGCTCCTCAGAATATGTTAGGTCTGAGTAAGCTGGCAGAGCATCTACCAATGTCTTGTCAAAGCCCATAGCTACCAATTCGCTACGAGTTGTTAGTTTTCTGTGTGCCACAAAAGGAGCATCAGCAATAGTTCTTGCCTTCTTGCTGATTAAGAACTCCTCTGGTGGGACATTCTCAACAATAACCTTGCCTGTCTTTTTAGTGCGCTTTAGCTTTACGCTGTATGAAAACACAGGTGGAACTGGCATACCTGTTACTGGGTCTTGACTAGCAGGTACTAATTCTTCCATGTCTTGACTGACCACTTCTACTTCTGGGTCTGCCAAAAGCATGGTTAATTCTTCTTCGTTCAAGCCTTCATACTTCTCTTTGGTTACATCTGTCTGGTCATCCCAGTAGACTTTAACGATACCATTCTTCTGCAACAAGGCATCCTTGAACCAGTTATGGAATAGGATTGTTCCTTGATTGTCGTGGTTTAGCACCCAGTTAATATACTCAGTCGCTTGCTTTGCCTTTTCTTCGTCACCAGCATTTTTAGGCTCAAAGCGAACCATCTCGTCTGAAGAAGTGAAAATGCGCAGTAATTGTGGCAATGCACCATCTACTACCTCGGCTACCTCACCTGTAACAATAGAGCTTCTGCCCTCAACTTCGTTACCATAAGGCTCTCGATTGTAGTATTCAAGAGCTTTTCTACGAGCATCTGTAGTCTCTGTCTCAATGAAGCCAAGAGAGTTATCAATCTCAGCATCAAGAATACCTTTTAATTGGTTAATGTCCATAATTTTTAATCCATTCATAAGGCTCTGTTAAAGCCATTTTGTTTGCTTTTGTTACATTTAATTTTTCAGGAATAACTTGTATGTTGTTCGCACAATGTAAACCACAACAATTTTTTGCTTGTAATGGAATCATATGGTCAATGTGCCACTTTATTCCAGTAGATTCTCTTAAATTTGCTAAATCAAATGCTTCTTCCATTACCAATTCATCTAATTCTCCATACCAAGATGGTATAGATTGTAGCTTCACAGACCTTCTTTTTGCGTTATATTTTGCAATTTTAGATGGATTTTCTTGCTTCCATTGTTTATTCTTTAAATCAATAGATTCTTTATTTTTTTGATAGTTTTTTGCTCTTATTGCTTGTTGTTTTTTTGGGTTTTCTTTAATCCAATTTGAAACTATAGAATTTCTAAACTGCTTACATTCAGAGCATAAGCAATCTCCATTTAACTTTCTCTCAGCAACACCACCTCTTTTACATGGCTTGCCAGTAAAGTAAGTTTTTAATCCTAAGACTTTTGCTTCTTTCCTTGAACTAATTTTCATACCACCCATTTAGTGTTAATCTGTAGTGGCTTAGACCACGAGCTACCTGTGTTATCTAGACCTATTGCCAAGTACCTAAAAGCATCTGAACCATGAGAAGCCCAGTCATGCAAAGGTTTCTCATAGTAAACATTTCGCTTTTCGTCAAACTCTCTCCTATAGTTTCTCAGACAATCAACTCCTTGTCTAACTCTAGGCATATTGAACCAACATTTCGGTAACAATCGTCTGACTGATTGAATACCATCATCTACCGACAATCTAGGTAAAACATCTACATTCAGTCCTGCACCTTGTAGCATCTCTAACCTAGATTTTCCTGTACCTAATTCTCTGACTGACACATCATGCGGAAGTTTATGGCTTGCATTAGTCCAGCCATTATCCTTAATCCAGTTCACATACCAGTCTAATCCTTGACCATGATTTTCTACATAGTCCATGATTCTTACCTCTTGACCTGTTACTTGAGCGACCCAAATAGCTGTGGAGTCACCCATTCCCAAGTCCCAAGCAGTAAATGTCTGGCATAGGTCATCTCTTGTAACCTCTACCATTCTGCCTTTTTCTTCCAAGTCATTCATCAGTTTGCCATAGTAACTGCCCTCTACAGCAGCATGGAAGCTACACTCGAACTCTTGCTGATACTTGTCCTCTCCCATCTCAGCCCTAGCTGCCTTCAGCTCTGACTCTGGAACTAGCTTTGTCTCGCTTGCCTTGAACTCTAGCAGTCCCCACTCAGGAGTATCTTCTGCTCGGTCTCTTAGGTCTTTAAAGTGATTCTGTCCCTTCGGAGTTCCAATGAACAAACACCAGCCTAATCTGTCGGCTAGTGCAGGTCTTAGAATTTCTGTCCAAATCTTAGGGTTCTGGTCACCAATCTCATCTAGGATGACACCATCAAAATACTGCCCTCGGAGTGAATCAGGGTTATCAGAGCCATATAACTGGATTCTTCTACCCATGAAGTCCACTCTCAACTCAGAGATATTCTCTGTACCGCCTAAAGGTCTTGCATACTTACAAAGGTAATCCCAAGCTACTCGCTTTGCCTGTCCATAAGTAGGAGCAATATAAGCATATCTAGGGTTTTCCTTAGTATTTAGAACAGCATCCTTAATCAGATGGTTAATCGCACTAACTGTCTTACCCATTCTTCGGTGAGCTACCACTACCCCAAATCTATGGTTATCCATCAGCTCGTGAATTGCAAGCTGTGGTTCTCTAGGTTTGTAAGGAATGATTATTTCTGCCAAGTAACCACCATCTTTAGGTCTTGACCATCAGCACCACTAATCTCTTGTTTGAGTCTGTCTGAGTATTTTCTAGGGAATCTTGCAGCCATGCTTCTAGACCATAATCCTTGGTTTAGTTTAGCTGCATCTTTCTCCTCAATCATATAAGACTGAGCCATTTCTTCCCACCATGCTTGCTCATAGGCTTGAGCTTCTTCCAAGGCATGACAAAATTCCTCATATTCTTTGCGCCATCTGCATAAAGTTCTATAAGAAACATTGAGTTGCATTGCCATTTGCTCAAATGACTTGCCTAGCTTGCCAAGCTCTATAACCTTGTCACAAAAACTAGGGTCATAGTCTGTTGGTCTACCTACTGGGTTCTTTACTTCTTCCATTCCAATCCTTGCGGTTCTTGGTTGATGATTGTTTAAGTTTATATTAACTGTTGTTTTTATGCAACACTAGTGAAGTGTTGGTCTATCACCAATGAACTGTATCCTGTCTGTATTTAGTTCATCAGCTAATTCTAGTAAGTAAGGATAGAGTTGGCTTAAAAATATATCTTTCTCTGCTAAGCTATCCCATTGTATTTGTAGGTTCTTTAGGTGAATTACTACCATTTAACCTTGTCTGCCCAGTAAGCTGCACTCATTTTGCCTTTAGCAATATTGGCTGAGTGTCTAGCCTTGAATGACTTTCTTCTTGCTTTATCAGCCTCGGACTCACCTTTTTTAGCTGGTGAACCTGATACACCTTGCTGACCAAAGCGGATTGTCTTGGTCTTATCACCTTCTTTAGCCACTACTACATGGCTTTTAGTAGGATGATTAGGAGTTCTTTTTGGCTTGTTAAATCCATCCACCCCAATTCTCTCAAGAATCTTGGCAGCTTCTCTAATCTTCATTTTTTGTAGCGAGCTTTTTTAGATGCTTCGCTAATCGCAATCGCAATGGCTTGCTTTGGGTTAGTGACCACTTTGCCACCTTTGCCAGAGTGCAGAGTGCCTTCTTTGTATTCACCCATTACTTTGCCAATTTTCTTCTGAGTCTTAGTCATTTTCATTTTTTAGCCTTGTATGGTTTAGCTGTCTTTGCAGCAGCTTTAAAGTCTTTAGCACTAGGAGCAGCCTTGCTACCAGCCTTGTTCATCTTTTCACCAGAACCTGCAGCGATACGCTTGCGCTTTGCATGGATATTTCCGTATAGACTATTCTTCATAGTCACCTTCCATTTCTTCCATTTCTTCTTCTTCTGTCTTTACTTCGAACTCATCACAGCCATTCTTCTCTGCACAGGTGAACTCGAACTTCTCGCAGAAGCCCATGCCTTTACCCATACCACAAGTCGGCATATCTTTAGAAGGACAGAAATACTCACAATCCATGCACTTAGCTACTGGCTTGTCTGTATAGTTAGCGACCACTACCGCTTTCCGCTTGTTACCTTCGTTGATAACTTTGTCTTGTGTTGCCAATGGACAAGCAGAGACATCACTCTCAAGAAGTCCACCCTCTTTGCTCTCAGCCATCTTAGGTTTACCACCTAACAGACCTACCATGATTGTTGTCTTGTCCATAAAATTCCCAAAAAAAATGCCCTATTGCTAGGGCTAAAATCACTTCTCACTATTAATACGAAAGTGCAAGAAACACTTTCCCAAGGCAATGTTACTATATTTTTTAAGATTCAACAAGTTTTTCTTTACAATCCCTACAAATCCATCTTTGGTTCAGACCATTGTTAAATTTCTGGAAGTATCCTGTGTGCTTTGGTTTCTTAGTCCTGCAGTTATCACAAAGCCTTGTCTCTTGATAGTTTCCGATTAAGCTCTTTGCTAATTCTTGTTCTGGCTTCTTGTAGGTCATTCTCTAATTTCTTTACATTGATTCTAAGGTAGTTAGCGATAGAATGGTTACTCTGGTATGGATGGCTGACATAAAATGCTTTTAAAGCCCTTCTATGGTGTTCTGGAAGGTCTTTCATACAAGACTCTACTAGCTCTCCATCTTTCCAGTCAATACTCGGCATATCAGGGTAATCTTCTTCCATGACATTGCCTAGCTCTGGGTTGTAGTTCTTTTCAAAAGAGCGACAAGTAGATGGCTGCTTTGGAGAAGGGTCATCTAGCCACAAAGTGACATAGTATGACCAGTTAAGCAATCTCTCGTGAATATTCATAATAAGTCCAAAGTATATTCTAAAAGTTCTTCTTCGGTAACCCCATATTTTCTTTCAAAAGCCTTTCTTCCCATTCCATGAACTCCTGTATTTCCTCTGTGGTGTTCGGTACACAATGGTATGACTGGTGCATTACTTCGTTTCCCTGCTCGTCTAATATGGTGTAACTCAGGCGGTGATTCTCCGTACCCAAGATAACGACACAGGGAACATCCGAGATTTGCCACTTTCGCATAATGCTCCTTTTCTGCTTTTGTAGTCATGTATACTTCAATCGTCTATTGGTTTAGAAGGGCTATTCATTGCTCTCAGTTTGTTCATACCACCTCTTAATGAATAATCTTAGCTCAAGCAAAGAATCGCCTCTATGCCTTAACAAATCAAATTCTACCTGCCAGAACTTATCTACTACCATTTCTTCGTCTGTGTGACCTTGCACGATTAAGACAGTAAAATTAGGTTGTTTAGCCAAAGCCTTTAAAAGTAGCTTCTGACCACCACCAAATTCTTCGTTAGGTCTTTTCCATTCACACAGCAAGAACTGTCCTTTACGCTCCATCAGCATATCAATATTAGATGGCAGCCACTTAGGATTATCAGGAATTATTCCAGATAGCCCTGCGAAGTTTAGATGCTTTGCATCAGGGTTTCGCATCATATTCAAGTTCCATAAGCAACTCAATGTAGTGCTTTGCTTTTTGTAGGTCTGCTAGTCCATTCTTGGTTTTATGTCTGCAAATATACTTGATGACATTTGCTTCCATAAAAGGAATGTTTTTGCATGAATGAACTGTATTGGCTGTATTACAAGCTCTTTGTAATGGCTTCCAGATACCTGTTTATCTAGTGCGCTCATCTTGTAAGTCTTTCCTCATGCCTTCTGCTTGCTTCCATTGTTCTGGCTAGTTCAGCTCTTAGCTTTGCTGCCTCTAATAACCAGCGCAGCCTGTCCTCTTGATACATTGCAGCCTTGATTCCATCAATATTTATCAAATAGTCTGGATGAGCTAAAGCATATGCTTCTGCTCTGCTGACAGGCTCATTCTTGCAGTCTTGCATAAGTCTAGCCTTAATGACCTTTGTCATATTCTCTAGATGCACTCTATTGCTATGAGATTCTGCAAACTTCTCAGCATTATCAATAATAAAATTGACAGCCTTTTGACCATCAATTACCTTCATACTTTCTATTGCTTCTTGTTTATCCATAATTGAGTTAAACCTTCCTTTAGTTTTTCAAGCGACTTTACTCCTCGCTTATCTAACACTAATGCCAAATACTTTCTTCTTCCTGACAAATTCATGCTTGCAACAAATCTAAGTTCGCACTCATGCCTGTATTGCTCGCTTTTGTTTATCTCTGAAATCTTCAATAAACTTCCTCATCTCAAAATAGCTGTTAAATCTAGCTTTTGTAGGGTCACCACCACACTCAACTTTATAAGCATGAGCTATTTGTTGTTCTGTTCCTAGTGGTAATTTCCCTACCTTGCTTTCTTCTGGTTTAGCCCATTCAGCTTTAAAACCTACCCAGTTTCTTTCACAACAAAGTTGCATAACATCTTGTAAAGACATCTTAGCTTTCTCAGCTTCTCTTTGTAGACCTTTGAGAGCAGTCTGAGTCCAAGGAGATTTCTTAGCTTTTCTAACAGCTAAATAATCTTTAAAAACAGAATCAGAAACTCCGTCAGGAGTTATATGTTTTTTATTTTTAGGTTCAGGTTCAGGTTCTAGTTCAGGTTCAGACTGTTGCGCAACAGATACAGAACCGCTATCCAACTGTTGCGTAGCTGTTGTTTTTGATGCTAACATCTTGAGTTTATTAAACTTTTCTATAGCATCTTCGTCATCTATATATAATGACTCTGGTGGAATAGGATATTTAATCCTCTTGATTTGTAGTCGCTGTCTAAACTTAGGAATGATTCCAAAAGTCTTTTTGCCATCAGAATATAACCTGATTAGGTCTACATCATTAAGCATTGAAAGCAATCTTTGAATATGCTCTTTCTTTAAATCAGCTCGTCTTGCCAATCTAAACTCAGTAGCCTCAAATAACCCCATATCATCTGCTGTAAGGCAAATAGCAATATAAAGCCATCTAGCTTCAATTGTTAATGACAATACTGCTTCAGACTCAAGCAATCCATCTCTTATAAGTCTATTAGGCATAAATACTCCATTTGGTAGCGGGCTTGGGGACTAGCCAAGCAGATACAAAAAGCCCTAGAGGAAGCCTTTTATATCCTTTTCCGCTATCAAATAAAAAAATTGTTTGCATGATTCCTCTAGTTAAGATGTTGGGTAGTCAGCCCAATAACTCCACTCTAAACCATATTTTTTACAAAATCAATAGCTTCTTGTGGATTATTTATTCTTACTACTGGCGCACCCAGCCAAGTCCTTTGAAACTCTAGCTGCGCAGGTGTAAATGATGCTTTGTCATCTCGCTTAACTTCAATAAGGTAGGTTATATTGTCTTTTCCTACAAGAAGGTCTGGTATGCCTTTTCCGCACTCATGGAGATGAACTACAGAACAGCCTGAGTCTCTAAGGGCTTTAACCACTTCTTTTTGGTTTACATCAACACGCTTGGCATATTTAGACATATTAGGGAAAGTACCTAGAAAAAAAGTTGATGATGTAAGCAAATTGTAAGCTAACTAGTCCATTATCTCTATTACTGAAGTTTAATTGTTTAAGGAGTTTATATGAAAGTTACTAAGTTAGATATTTTTGGTGCAGCAATTTTAGGCGCAGTTATTGGTTCAATGTTTGCTTTGTTTATTTAAGGAGAAGATGATGACTTTTGAAGAACTAGTTAATGACTTTATGGCTGATGAATATAACCCTTGCAAGGTTAATAACTTCCTAGAAGCAATGGAACAGACCAGCAAAGAGCAAGG